TATTGCTATTACTTCGCAAAGCTCCTTTAGCAAATGGCGCTTTGTTTTTAGCGTTGATTAATATATCTTTACTGCCGTCTCTCAATGCATCATCAAGCACACTGTATAAGCTTCTTTTGTATTGTGGCAATTTGTCTTTAACTTTTGGCTTCATGATATTGCCCCATATTTTATAAGCTCGCATTTAATAAATTGCACATTAGGGCTGCTTAGCTTTCTAGCTTTAGTCACTTTTTGTATTATGTAGTATAAGCCATGTATATAAATAATGTCTTTGCGGTCAATGCCACTGTCTGGCTCAAACCAAGCTTGAGCATCTGATTGTATAGCTTCGCTGCTATCATCAGTCACTTGCTGGGTAATCTCTCTAAAATGACATTTTAAATCTGTAGTTATTGATGTTGTATAATCTCCGTAAGCATTTCTAGTAGATGTTACCTTTTGAGCTAGTTGTAGCATTGATGGCTTCATGGCTATATACTCGGAAATAAATAGGCAATTTTGTCTAAAGCGTTTTTTGTTTCTGTGTCGGCATAAGTTATGCTGTAACCTTCAATGCTCTCAGCCTTAACATTGGATGTATTATTTATTTCGGCTGTCAGTGCAGTAAGTATTGCATCTATAACAATATTGCGTATGGTTACGTCTGCATAAATAGAATATGTGGCTGTTACTGCTATTGCATTTAAGCCATTATCAAACTTCCCCCATCTGTATCTAAGCATAGTTTTGCAAGTGCGATTGACTGGCTCAACTGTATAATCTTCAGTTTCGAATATATATTGCCCTATGCCATTATTGTCTATGTATTTAACCTCAGTTAGGCTTGTGCAAGGGTCTATTGCCAGATGCTGCAAATCACCATCATAATATCTAATGCTAGGCAATGCAGGCTCTACGCTGCTGCCAATCATCTTTTCTATATGCGATTGCACGGCACTGTTTATACTAGAGAATGCGTTTGCTTCTTCATCTGTCAAACCTCTACCAAGTTTTTGCTCTAAATCACTTTGACTAACTAATGACATATGTATTTTCCTTTATTGTGATATCAATATTATTATAGCACACCATATAACAAAAAAAGACCATAGCATTTGCATATGGTCTTAATTTGTGCTATTAGCCTAGCTAATGGCTGCTGGTCCTACTCTGCCTAGTAGTCTACCATCTGTTGCGTTGCGTGTTTCATCTACCAATGCAGTGAATGTTACTTCAAAAACTGACTGCTCGTCAATTTTATAAGCAAGCGTTGCATTTTCTGTTGAAATCGCTTTGAACAAAGTAATAGTTTTACTATTGTCAGAATTTCTGCCTACTGGAGTTAGCACTAATTCAAGTGCGTCTGTCCTAAGGCTATAACCAGCTTTTGAGCCAATGTGTAGAGTTTCTCTGTTGCCAGTTCCTACATCCCAATCAGCTTCCGGTATTATGTAAGATAATACTCCTGCTGTTATCTCGGCAAGTTTCAATTTAATAGAAGCTTTTTGCCCACTCAATACCATATCGACTGGGGTGTTTCCATAAATGTCTGTCTTAACCATTGTAAGTTCTCGCTCAATTTCTATCTCTGCACCATCGACTGTGTGACCTAAGTCAACACCACCAAAAGTGATTAGGCTTCCTGCAGCTACATAAAGATTATTAATGTTAGCCATTCATGCCTCCTTAACTTACTGTGCCAGTACCAATAATTGTAAACGCACCGTTGAAACGAGTTTGTGGTACACATCTAAGTGTTGCTCGCATCGCAAATGAGTCTTGGGTTATTAGATTAATATCTGCGCCGCCTGAGTCTTTTACAACTCCTGAGTCAAATACTTTTGTTTCTAGCAATCTCTTTACATGTAATTGTACTTGTGATAAATCACCAAATACTGCAAATGCTTTGTTAGCACTTATAGCACCGACTTCTGGCATCACATCGACTAATTCTACTGGTACACCATTTATTGTTGGTGTTACTGCTGAGCCTACTGGTCCAAACAAGTAACCGCCTGTAGTGGCTTCTTTGGTCTGTCTAAGAACATTCCATACTGTTGGATGCATGAAAAATCTGCTGTTAGCTCTTACTGAGCTAACTACTTTGTACTGTGCATTCATAGCATCGTCAGCATCAAAGTTAGTTATTGCAGCACCAACTGTTTGGGTTTTGTAAGCCTTAGCAATTGTAGGGCTTAGCAATCCATAGGTTGAGTCTGTAAATACTAGCTGGTCAAATAATTTTGCTCTGGCTCTAGCTACTTGGTTAGTAGCATCTAAGAATAGGTCAATTGCTGAGTCTTCAACAATTTCGCTAGTCATAATTAGAGTTGCAATATACTTATCAAGTACAGCTGTGGCTGAGTTGAAAGTAAGTTTTGTGGCGTTCACTGCGGTAGCTTCTGAAGCTTTTGTAAAGCTAATTTCATTAGTACCTGATAGCAATGTTACGCTGTCTCTGTCAGTTCTACGAACATTAGCAAGTCTTGCAACTACGCCATATTCGTCAGTTAGTCTTTCAACTTCTGCTACGAACTCTGGGTCTGGTACTAAAGCACCGCCGTCAACATTTGTAGTTACATTTTGATAATTAGCTTTGCTGACTTCTTGCCATGCTTTTGACACATAGTCATTATATTCAGCTATTCCAGTGTAGTCTTTGCGTAAGCTTGCAATCAAGCCTTTAGCAAATCGCACTTCTTTAGGTAATGACGCCATGCCAGTTTTTACCAATTTTTCTGCAACTTTTACATCTTTTTCGTGTATGTTTTTCTTTTCTACTTTTTCTGCTTTCTCAATCATGATAGAAGCTACTTTTTCAGCAACTTCGTCAGCTGATACTGGCTTGATAGACTCGGCAGCTTTTTTAGCAATCTGCTCCACTACTGAGCTATCTATTTCGATATTTTCTTTAATATCACTCATTTTAATTCTCCTTAAGTTTAATTACTCTTATAACTGTCTCAGCTTGTTGTACGACCACCTGTGCTTGTTTCAGGACAATTCGCTTAGTTATAGTTTGAGCCGATGCCTCTTGAGTTTGGCCGATGGCTACTTCCCTTAAGGTGGCAACTAGAGTTTGTAATGACTCTATATTTTTTTGTAATTCATTTGTACCGTCGGCTTTCTCTAAAATGCTCCTTGCATATTTTATGCCTAAAGCTTTTAATTCTGCCTGCTGGCTGGTGTCTAGTGACTTGCTAACCACCATAGCTTCTGGATTAGCCGGCACTGATACTACGCTGAATTCTTTCATCATCATTTTATCTATTGTAGAGCCATCGCTAGCCCATTCTGTAACCATGCCGCCAATTGATACGGCATTTAAGTAGCCATCTAGAATATACTCATATACTTTGCGAGCAAATTCGTCTTTCAAATAAAACTTGGCACGAGCCATTAGTTTGTCGCCGTTTTTCCATATTTTAGTAGCTTTAGCTATTGGTAAGTTAAAGCCATCATGGCCCCAAAGCACTACAGGGTTTTTTTTGAATTCAGTTAAGTTTATGCCTTCTACATTTATTCTCTCACCATATGAGTCCATAGCGTTGGTGCTAACTATAAATTCTACTTCACCCTCCTGAAGTCTGTTTGCTTTCTCTATAATTCCGTCTGCTTTTACTAACATTGTTACTCCTAAATTAAAAAAATCACTGAACCCGACCTATGTTGCAAGGCTATCGGTCTCAGTGGACTCTGGCTTAATTATAGCATACTGATTGCTGCTGTCAAATTGATTTGTGATATGCAATGTATTTGTATATATATGATATTCGTAAATCATTTTGCATCGTGAGCATTTTATCGCTGCAACCATCATTGTTGTTTTAGCCAGAAGCTTATTACAGCCTTTGCATTTTACATCTTGCATTATAGTAGTTTATTTACTTTTTAGTGGCTGCACAATTGCTTCTATTGCTATCAAAGCTTCTTGTATTTTTTGATGTGTAGCAAGGTCAGCATTTACACTGGCACAAGCTTGTTTAATTATTTGTAGTGCTTCATTGTTTTCCATTATAATACTCCTATATTATTTTCTTCTTCAAACAATTCAACTTCAGTAAGTTTTATTTGCAAGCCAGCCAGCATTGCTTCACACTGGTCAATTTGCCTTTGCAATTCAGTTGACGATATTGGCGTTTCTTGCTCTACAGTTGTTACTGCTACTACTTCATTATTTTCATTTAATTTTAAATTTAAATCTTCCATTACGCTAATAATCCCTCATTTCTAAGTGCTTTTACCACTTGTTTAATTGTATAGCCATCAAATGTGCTAGCATCATTTACTGCTGTGCCAGCACTCGCAACGAATGCTGAAGCTGCTACTGATGTTGTTGGTTGTATAATAGGCGTTGCATTCCAAAAACTTAGCTTATTACTTGTAGCAGTGCCAAGCTTTGTGCCAGATGTTGATGGCATTCCTATATCGCCGTATATACTACCGCCTCTGCTATCTATAGCACCTATGCCAGCAGCTGGCGTAAATTGTGGCCTTGTATCTCTAAGCTGTATAGAATTTAATTGCAAATTACCAGCTACAAAAGACGATGCTACCGCACCTGATACAGTCAACCTAATTCCATGTATACCATGCCAAGTTGCAGTTCCGTCAGGGTAGGCTTCTCCTAACACATGAAGCGGCACTGATTTTAAATTTACTGACTCTGATACGGCTGTTCTTTGTGATACAAAAGTATAATTGCCATCAGAATTTTTAGTTTCAACACTATAATCAGTAAATACTACACCATCGCTATTCAGCCTATGACCTGTAAATAGCAAACTTAATGTATCAGAATAATTTATCCGCCCTCCGTCTGCCCTAACTATTTCAATCACTAATGGAGTTGCAGACAAACTGGATACTGGTGCTGCAAGATTTGATGTCAAATCCCCATTAAATAAATTACCTACTGTTCCATAATTTGAGGTGATTGTATAAGTCGGGTTTCTATCTGCGTTGTATAAATAATCAAATTGACCTGAAAATGCTTGCAAACCATTTATACTGCCTCTCCAATTTTGGTCTATTAAATCGACAGTTTGCAAAGTATTTGTAATAGCTGAGGTAGTGTTAGTTCTACCTGTACCAGTATTTAATGTTCCTGTTATTGTTGCAGTTCCAGTATTTGTAAATGAGCCAGTATTTGTTATGCCAGTCAAT